CTTCCACCATGTTAATCAGAATTTTTCTATACCCACTTTTAGCAGACAGGGCCATATCAGTCTTGGTGTATCTCGATCTAAGAGAATAGGATGGGCGCGAAGCCAAGTTGGTTCCTTCCTCCCCAGCGAGGTGACTTTTCACCTCCCGGGGGCTAGGCAACAATTTAACTTACTCGCCCTTCTATCTCAAGCTCGAGGCACTAAGATTTAACAACCAACGTAGTCCATCTTGGAGTTTGCTCAATGAGCATTTTACTCTCTAGCCCCGTAACAGGGTCTGCCCAGACGGGCCTTACCTCCCCAACTTACACCGTCGTGACTGATGTCGCGCCGGATACGAATGGGAAGCAGTACGCGGTTACCGCCCTTGGCGGAACGCAGACTGGGGTCCGTACACACGCTGTCTCCGATCCGTTTACTGTTACTTTCTTCAGGCCTCGCGTGCCAAAGGCACTCGCAAGCCCGAATCCGGTGACAGGACGGTTCAACAGTGTACCGAAGAACACGTACACGATCATCGTGCGAAAAGGTGTTAATTACGCGGCCGGTCAGGCCCCGCAAATTCTCACCGCTCGCATGACGATCGACGTACCGGCCGGTGCTGACGCATATGATAGCGCCAACATCCGTGCCGCGATGTCTCTCGCTATTGGTGCCATGTCGGCCCAGAGCGCGGGACTCGGTGATCTCTTGGTAAATGGCGTTCTCTAACGTAGAGGTTTCTTTACCTATGCGTATGAGTTCACTTATTTTGCCAACGGCTGTGGGTATCCTACTTTGGATACTTATCATCCGGGTTACGAACTCAATTATCTCAGACATTTCTGTAGTCTTTACAGGATAGTCTGATACTGAGTTAACTGTTGATGGAGACACGTGATATGGGTATTCACTCTGTTGCGATGACCTCAGCTTTGGATGCTGATCTGCGAATGGCGTGTGGTATGGGATACGACGAACTTCGCCGTATTCCTCACCTCCCGCCAGACAGTAGCCATGTGCTAGCCTCTGCCTGGTCTATCGCTAACTCTTTCTGGAAGAAGTTTCTTCCGAAGGAAAGTAGTAAGCAGGACCAAGCATGTTATGCTAAGTTCCTCGTATCGAATGAAAGATCGAGGACGTGGCAACTGCGTCTCAACACCTCTCTGGACGAGGAATTGTGGGGTACCTGGAAACAGGAACTCTACAACTTCTTCTACCCGAAGGGTGCGCCCCTAATCAATTCGCTTGACTCGATCTTCCTTTCCGGGAAGGTCGGGCCAGGCGCAGCGGTTGGAGCGGTGAACGGAGACTTCTATTCGAAGATCTTCGCTTCACCTTTGACGTGCACTTCGCAGGGACTCGTAAAACATTATGAGTCCATGGTACGTCGGTTTCCTGAATGGTTTTCTGCTGAGAGCTTCCGCTCCCAGCACCTTTCAGCACCACGTATCGTCCAAGGTAGTCGATTAAGCTTCGTGCCTAAGAACGACACCATTTCCCGCTCCATCTGTGTTGAACCCTCGCTGAATATGTATTATCAGCTTGGACTCGGCCAGATTCTGACTGAGCGCCTGAATCGATACTTTCGTATCAATTTGGAAACTCAGCCAGATCGGAACGCAGAACTTGCCCATCGTGGCTCGATTGACGGCTCTTGGTCAACTATTGACCTTGAGTCGGCTTCCGATACCATAAGCTACGCCCTGATCAAAGAAGTTTTACCTTCCGCGGTCGTGACGTACCTTGACCTTCTGCGCAGTCCTAGGACTGAGCTTAAGGGCGAGGGCATAGAGCTGCATATGATTTCGTCTATGGGGAACGGTTACACCTTTCCCTTACAGACGATCTTATTTGCCGCTATGGTGAAGGCTGTTTATCGATGTTCCGGCTTGCAAGAAAGGGTCGCAGTGTTCGGGGACGAC